TATTCTATGTGACCTACCAAACTCATCCTTGAATGTTATACACCCATCTTTCTCCACATACTTTTCAGTGTAGAAACTTGTCTCTTGACGTTTGTTACCCGGAATGGATATTTCATATAGGTGTCCACCTTTTTTTATTTCACCAATCAAATACCCTCTATAACCAACAATACCAATAACAACCGCAAAAACAACTATTACAAACACAAATACCCAATTTCTCATCTTAATCTAATTTATTATTAATAATTGACGCTAAAACTCCACAACAAGCACCAACACCTATAAATACTCCGGTTGGAATCTGATGTATATTACCTCCACATACTATAACACTAACACACACTAAACCAATAACCACACTATAAATCAGTATGGACAAAAACATCCCTCTTAACATTTCTCTCATATTATCTAAATTTTTCCATTCTTTTTTTAATTAACTCAGCTGTATCATAATCTTCATTTTCTAATGATTGTTTCAAATACACCTCACACTCAATTTCATTCATTAAGTCAATTGGTTTACCATCAACTTTTTTACCGGTAGATTTACTACCTTCTCCAACACCACCTGTAAATCCGGGTTCACAACCCATTACTTTCTTAGCATCTTCATAATTTTTTCTCCAAGTTGCTGATTTGTTAAAATTCATTACAGACCAATTAACTTGATATGTCATATTATTACCACAACTAATATAAAGATTATTCAAATCCCACCCTTCAAGGGTTGCAAACTCTTTACTGTTTTGTTCTAAAATTCTATGGTAATCACCTCTAATCAAAGATAATTTATCACCAACTTTCCAATTTTTACATCTAGCCTTTCTGTTTTTGTTTTGGACAGAACTATAAACACCAATTAAAACAACTATTGCCAAAATAATACCTAAAATAATACCTAATACTTCCATAATTTTATAAATTAAATTCCCGACAAAGATAACACTATTTTTGATATAAACAAAAAAAAACCTCAACAAAATTTACTCTGTTGAGGGTTTTAATAATACCAACCGTAGAAAGGGGTTGTTGGCTGAATGAGATTATAAATATATCGTAAAATTAGAAAAGTCAATCTTTTTTTAATATTCTTGTAATTAATCTACATAATTGGTCACTTTTATCATCAAATGGTAGATTTTCAAGGTTAAAATAACCACATTCCGTATGTTCCTCACCATCTCTAGCATTTTCCAAGTCCGGATTTATCTTCTCGTCCGTCTCCATCATAAAGACATACATCAACCCTTTAACCTCAGAACCATCACGATTATATCGTTTAACAAACCCAACTAAATTTAATTTATTATCTAACGTATAATTTGTTTCTTCTTCAAATTCTCTTTGAATACCATCCAAAGGATGTTCATTTTTTTCCAAATTACCACCCGGTATACTCCACTGCCCCGGTAAACTACCCGTAGCGTTTCTTTTACACAACAATACCTCATCACCACATTTGACAATTACACCGGAATATCGTTTTACTTTTTTCATTTTATATTTTTTTGTGTATTTATAAGTATATGGAATTAACTATAAACAAAAATAAATTCAAAGTCAAAACTGTCATCTCATCCAAAGACACTAGTCAAGGTATGATGAATAAAAGATTTGATGATACCTTTAATGGTATGTTATTTATTATGTCCGAAGGTCAACACTGTTTTTGGATGAAAAATTGTATAATACCATTGGACATCATTATGATTGAAGATGATATTATAACAAAAATTCACCACAACTGTCCCCCTTGTAAAACCAAAGATTGTAGAAACTATTGTGGTGAAGGTGATATGATACTTGAACTTCAAGGTGGAACCTGTAAAAAATTAGGTGTTAAATCGGGTGATAAAGTTATTCACTACGATTGATTTATCTTTTCCTGTAATAATTTCACAAACTCATTCTGAATCATTTTAGTAAACTTAATGTAAGGAGCATCTTCCGATTCTCTATTATAACCACCGGTCCCTTTTGGTGGACGATTACTTCTACCCATAAAATTTAACCCCGATATATTTGTAATACATTTGTGTCCCCCACTATTTGCCTGAATAAAATCCCAAGCATTTACCTTAATGTTATCTAACATTTGTCTATGTTCTTCAGGTAACTCAGAGAAAGGTTTTTCCATCATCTCACCGATGTGAATTAATTCCTCTTTACCATCTTCCTTATTTTTATATTCCTTACCATACAACGCAACAAAATCTTTAAAGGTAAATCCTGTTGATTCCGAATTAAAATCTTTTGATGATTCTGAAATCCATTTAATTGTTGAAAGGGTTATCTCTCTTTGTTTTAATTGGTCCTCCCATTTTGATAATACCTCTTGGGCAATCTCACCTAAATTCACACCTTTTAATTGACGTTCTCCTTTGAATGGGTTACAAGACGCTTGAACTAACCCTAACGGCCAAGCAATAACAATAAAGTCAGCCTCAGGATTATTTTTGAATGGTGTGTATCTATCGTAAGAACCTGGCTTAAACATTGAACCCCCACCATATTGAACAATAACATTACCTAATACTTTAACATTAGGGTTAGTTTGCATTGATGTGACATAGTCTTCTTTATTCTTTTCAAGTTGGTCCGGTTTCGCGTATCCTTTCTCAACCATTATTCGTTTAATGGTGTGAAGTATATTTAATAACGATGGAGAACATTCCATAACCAATGTCTCTAAGAACCCTGGTTTGTTTTTAAACGCTAATAATAGTTTGTTAACAACTAACCCCATTAACATTTTATTCTTTTCTAACGATTTCTCTTTATCTAATCTGAATAAGTAAGAGATTACTTGGTCCACTGAAATATCGTTAACCGCATAGTTTGCAGAATCTACAGTAGAAATAAGTAATATGTCTGAGGATGGGAATAATTCTTTTGGAGAAACTACCTGAGAGATTGTCTCAACATTTGAACGGGAACTTCTAAATGATGTTGATTTAGTGTCTTCAGCTCCGGCTTGTCTATCGTGGTGGTCTGTGTGAATCACAAACATTGGTTTTCCGTGAGCAAAATCAACTAAAACAGGCATCACGTCCCCTTTAGCGTCATTCTTCTTTACAGCGAACTCTTTATCACCATATTGGATGATATGAGAATCTATTACATCAATACCATTATTCTTAAGATATTCTTTCATCGCAATAGCCGTAGTTACACCATCTAAATCTTGGTGAAAATATATTTCAGCTTTAGGGTATCTTTTAGCAAGAGCGTTAATGTCTCTTAATCCACTTTCTTTTATAAGTTTTTTCATTAATCTAAACCAAACATATGTAAACCTTTATCAATGAAACTACCTTCATCGGATACACATTGTTTAAAAAGTTGAACGTCTTTATCAGACATTTTATTTTGTGTTTCAGGACCCCAAACACCATCTGCGGTAACACCAATCTTAGATTGATATTTACTTAAAGCTTCCGCTGTTTTACCCGCTAGTAATCCGTCAACTTTTAATGGTTGATTCGCATCATCTTTATAACCTTTTTTGTTAAGGAAACATTGTATCCCTTTTTTAAGTTCAAAACCATCATTTTGTTCATTAACTAAACCATATCTTGAACGGATATCTCTTTTTTCATCTTCCGAAATTATAAATCTTTTTGCCATAGTAATTGTTTTAGTTATAAATATACAGAAAATAAAAAAGAGGTTATTACACCTCTTCTTTTAATTCTAATTTTGTTTGTTTTCGTTCATCAATTAATGATTGAACTCTTTTCCTTGCAATTTCTGTATAATCCGGAGATAACTCAATTCCAATCCATCGTCTATCTAATAACTCAGCCGCAAAAGCTGAAGTCCCACTTCCCATAAAAGGGTCAAGAACAATATCATTTTTATAAGACAATATCTTAATCGCCTTTGATGGAATGTCCATTGAGAATGTGGCTTTAGTTAATGACCTAGTATCCGCAAAATATTCCCATCTACCAAACACCAAATTCATAAATTCTTTTTTATCTTCGTCCTGATAAATCATTTTGTTTTTAACCTTACCATCTTCAGTAGTAACCTCAGTTGATATTCCCATCCATTGTGAAACTCCTTTAGTTAATTTTTTACTACTTTTCTTATAAGCCAATATGATACACTCTTTAGGATTATAGATATAAGGTGCTGACGCACTCATCCAAGAACCCCAAGCCGTTTGTCGAACTCTATGTGGACTATCTTCCGTAAGGTCGACTAACCCACTAAATTTAAACCCAACTTCTTTCATTAACATCCAAAACTCGGCAACGAATAATATTCTCCCACCTCTTTCTTGGACATTCAATTCATTTGGGACATTCACAGCAATTCGACCATCATCTTTTAATACTCGGAACGCCTCTCTCAACCAATCCTTTGACCACTCGTAATATTCCTCCATTGGTAAATCATCCTTATGAACATCATACGAAATGTTTACATTATATGGTGGTGATGTTACTAGTAAATCAATTGAACCTTCAGGAAATGTTTTCATTACCTCAATACAATCTCCATTAATTATCTTTCCTGTTTCTATCATTTTATTATTTTACGTGGTATTCCCACTCGTTTTCTTCATTTTTAATTGGTTCTAAACCTTGGTCTAAAAACACTGCGTTCTGTTCACCAGCATATAATCCTAATATATTATAATCGTAAAACTCTTCCGCTTCACCCATAGTCATTAAGTCTCTTTCTTGTAAGATGTTTAATATCTCTCGTTTTGAATATAATATCTTTCTTCCCGGAGAACCAAAGTCCTCAACAATACCAATAATTGCACTCTCTAAACCATCCAATAAAATCGCACCTTCCGCGTATTGGTCAATATCTACTGTTACTTTATACATCTACTTTATCTATTTTTATTGAAATGTTAATATATTTGGGTAATACCTTAGGTTTAACTTTAACATTTATAATGTCTTCGTCGTCTATTAATTCCTCTACTTTGAAATCATCAATTTCAAGTCCTATTATTGATTCAATATATTCTTTATTGATTTCCACTTTCTAATCTTTCAATTTTACGATTTAAATACCACAACGCTTTCTTCATATCCTGAAGTTCTTTATCGGTATCTTTCTTACCCGCTCTTGCAACATATTTAACAACGTTGAAGATGTAAGCGTCTTTATCAAGACCCCAAGCTTCACAAACTTTTACAACCTCATAAGGATTGTCCTGACCTCCGTAATGTTCCGGGTGGTTCACCATTTCTTTATTCATCTTTCTTAATATCTTGACATAATAGGTTAATATCTACCGGTTTAACAACAAATCTAAATTTAACAATTAATAATTCACCATCACCATAATCACCCTCGATTTCCATATTGGAACCTTTAACTAACATATGTAACCCTCCAACTAAATCACCAACCGGACCTAAAAATTTAAGAATGATATCCGTAATTTTTGTCAAATCAGATGGGTTAAATGTGTATTCCACGGTTTGATAAATTTCTGTTGTAAAAATAAAATCCTCACCAATATTTTCAATATGGAATTTACGGAACAGATATTCCGGAATGTTAACATCCTCATTAACATTTATAGTGAACCTATTTTTAAACAGAGGTTCAATTGATTTAAATAATTCGTTCATAATTTTACTAAATAATATCTACCCAATTTAATGGATTTTTTATACCCATTTCTAACCGAAAAGAGTGGTTTTGTGGTAACATTAATACCAACCCCATCATTAATCCTAAGTGACCAACCTGATGGTGATTTACTAAACAATATTGATTGTTTAAATATTCTAATTACCGTTTGACTACACCCAATACCAATGTGATAAGTTTTTTTAGATAGCCACATAGTAACCATCACTTAGTGAACTTTTCTGAATATATCCTTCTGAGATTAATACATCTAATTGTTTTTGTGACTCATCAATACTCTGTTTAAGAATGTATTTTGAGATGTAACTAATATGGATTGGTTGTCTTAACTTATCCATCAAATTTTTAATTTGTTTCTTGTCCATTATGATATTAATTTTCTTGTTATAATAACGTTTTGATTGACATACGATAATATTTTTCTTTTAAAGATTGGAACTAAAGTCTGCTCTAATGGAAATATATCACTACAAAACACCTCAAAGATTGGATAACCAACTTCATTGTTTTTCTCGTATGTTTTTGAAAAAGTAGAGATAATTTCCGGGATAGTCAAATCATCTTGTTGACCTTTAAAAATTAATTTTAAAGATGTTTTTGTTTGGTTTTTAGTTTTATAGACTTTTCTTGTAGTATATTGCCAAACATATAAAATTTCCGGTGTCTTATATGAAAAAAAACCTGATTTACTTTGTAGATTGTTTTTATTTTTCTTTACAACAATATCTATGGAATCATAAACAATACTCCATATTGATTTTGCAAAGTTGAAATAGTCGTGTAATTGTGGTTGACTATTTTTTAATATTTTTTGATATTCAATTACTTCTTCATCGTCAAGTACCGGGATGTCCCTAACCTTTAAATCGTTTAATACCAATTCATCATCAGTAGATGTTAATTTTTTATCAACATATAAGATTTTGTTTTGGGTTAGTAAAGTTTGTATATTACCTAAATGTAATGAAAGCTCAATAAACATTGGGTAGACCTCCATTCTCTCAAGATGTTTGTTCATCTTTTGAAAGTAATCTAATAACACGTATTGTTTTTGTTCAGCATCTAAAATACCGTCAAACAACCAATCCGTGTCCATTATAAATTTATTCTTATTTTTCTGTCTCATTTCCATATTCTATTATTTCAAATATACAGGAAAAGATTGGAAAAAGGAATAGTTTTAGTTAACTCTCATTACGTAATAAGACTCACCACCTATATCAATACTGTCATAAGTACCGTCATAACTGTTCATAATACCCCACCCATCAGAATCAACTAACCCTTGAGCTAAAGCATCTCCATCAATATATTCTTTAACGTCCATACCGTAATCATTAAGATATTGCATAGGGTCTCGTTTAACCCACCTAACTAATTCTTCAACTTTATTATCAATCATATCCTCAGTTGGGTCAGTATCAACCTCAATATTGTCTAACTCTTCTTGAAGAGATTCAATCTGATTATCTAAATCCTCTTCGTAGTCATAATAATTTTCATCATCTGAATCTAATTCAAGTTTTTGTTGTTCCAAATCCTCAATTTGAGATTCAATCTGTTCTATTCTTTCTTCTTGTTCTGAAGTCAATTCAAAATCATCATCATTAAAATAACTTTCCGGACTATCTCTTACTTGATATTCATAATCTTCTCTTGCAAAGTCAACAATTGCATCTTCATCCAAATAATCCTCAATAAAACTTTTACTAAACCCATCAGCTCCAACATCATCAATATAATTTTTAGAATACTCTAAAGCCGCTCTATCCATTTCTTCCTCAGTTCCAACAGTATATTCTTCACCTTTAAAACCATCCACCAAAACTTCAAATTGAGTCAAACCATAATGAGTATAATTTGTTGGATACATATCATAGATGTCACCAACGTCACCAGTTAAATCATCAATTCTTTCTTGAACTTCTTCAATTTTATTTAATATTTCCACATTCTCATCCGGGTCACCGTCTCTATCTTCATCATCATAATCGGCATTAAGTTCTTCCAATTGTTGAGTCAATTCTTTTAACTCTTCTTTCTCATCATTATCCAATACTTTAACTTTACCTTGACCCTCAAGATATTCTAATAAAGCCATAGCCTTTAATCCCTCTTCATCGTGATTTTGAAAATTCCATTCATCATCTTCTCGTTTGGAGTCCATCTCAGCTTGTTTACCCAAAAGTTCTTGTTTTTCTCTAATTCTTTCTCGAGGAGACCCCGAATCCCAAATATGTGACTTACTTCTTAAATTACCAATATCGGATACTTTAGTTCTGCTAATATCAAATCTACCGTCAACATAACCTATTGGTCCAATGTCTTTAACCGGTAAACCGCTTAAATCTAAATCACCTGTAATATATAATGGTTTTCCACCATATTTTTTCATTTTTCTAAACACATTACCATTATAACTGGCATATTGCATCATATCCAAGTAATCCTCAGGAGATATTCTATAATATTCGTCCTCAGTTTGCTCAACTATTTTTTTGATTACTTTATATAATTCGGATTCTGTAAGTCTTAATTTTCTACCCATAGTAATAAATATCCACGAAGATACAAAATTTATTTACTTATTATGATTATTATTGATATTTATGGATATATAAACTTTAATACATATATTATCATGGGATGCGGATGTAAAAACCAAGGAAATCAAACTCCTCCACCACCACCAGCTCAACAAACGAATACTCCTGCGGGTCAAAGTCAACCACAGACTCAACCTATCCAAGAATCAATTCGTAAAGTTGTTGAGAAATATTACAAGAGGTAGTAACTAAACGTTAGGGGTGAAAAAAATTACAGGGGACAATTTAGTTCCCTTTTTTTATTTATAATTAGAATTAATTTCTATATCATTTCGTATAACTTAAAAATATGAAATATATTAATGAAAATTCAAACCGGGGTATAGTAAACCTATTCGCAGACTTTTTAATAAAAGAGATAAATAAAACAATTAATTATGACTCCGTAATTGAAGTTACTGATTGTGGTAAATTCTTTGTTGTTAACGGTATGACAACATCAGATAAAATTTTAGATATAATTAAAGTAAGAGAGTCATTTGTTGAAACCTATAAATCTTTAATGACTAAATTTGGTTATGAGACGGTTAACATTATTGATTTAATTATGTATAATCGAGACTTAACTAAAAAAACAGAATACACGTTTGATTTTTATCATTCATCAAGACCGTTATATCACCGTAATCTTATTTTAGATATTGTTGAAAATCCTCAACCTAAATTTAATTCAGTTTTTTATAATAGAAGATTGGAATATGAATTAGATTATTCTGAAGACGACACTACCAATTTGGAATATTATACTTATGCTCCGTTGAATATCTCATCAGAGTTTCCACACGGATATAGTTTAGGTATGGGAAGACAAGAGTTATACTACTCAGAATACATCTCTAATCAGTTATTAGATGTTCTGTTAACAGATAAGTTAACTTTCAAATATTCGTCCATTAAAGTGGACGACGATAATCAAATAGACATTAATGCTAACACGGTGTTTCCTAAAAAAGATATTATCTCAATGACATTGGACGTGTTTGATTTTGATATGTTGGTATTCAATGATATGATAAAAGATTATGATATTATGGAAGACATAACAAAACCATTTGATAATAAACCTTGGTTAATTAGAGATAAAATTAAAGACCTAATATTATTTTAAAAATAAAATCCCCTAACTTGGGGATTTTTTATTTTTTAGACCAATCACTTTTAGATTGTTTTGCCGCCGCTTTTGAAACACCACATTTTGTTGATTTGAATGATGGGTCTTGAGTTTCATAGGATGGTGAATCAGGTAATTTTTTTTGTTTCTCCAAATACTTACTATAATCTTTTTCCGTTTTACCCGGATTAGCAGCTAACCAAGCATCAAGATATTTTTTATGTAATTCTTCAGCTTTCTTTAATTCAGGAGCTCTTTTTTCATCCCAAGCCTTTGCAATTGAATCCTTTTTTTGAATGGTTTTAAGTTTTAATTCCTCAGCAGCTTTCTTTTTAAGTTCAAGTTTTTCTTTATTTAACTTAATTTGTTCTTCTCTACTTAATGGAACCGGTGTTGTTGATGGTGTAGTTTGTTCAACCAAAAAGTTATACTGAGATTCTTTAATTACTATTTTCATAATAATAAATATCCCATAAATAAAAAACCCCCAATCAAGGGGATTCTTTATTTTCCAAAATGTTCTTTAATGATTGCAACACCTTCTTCAATCTCGTTGTAATCTCTTTCCGGAGCAAACAGATAACTCTTGTGGTTATCTGTTAGAGGTGATTCAACAATCATAAATGCGGGAACAAATTCATTTTCCGTAATCTCAACAAACATCTCATATTCATCATTGTGTTCATCGATATCTCTAACCTCAAATGGGATATTTGATTTCGTTAGTTGTTCCTTCATCATATCACAATAAGGACAACCTTCCATTGTGAAAAGAATTAGTAACTTATCCATTGATTAGGTTAGTCACCAATTGTTTAATTTGTCCTTCCATTTGCATTCCCGGTTGAGAATAAACTTCTTTACCTTCAGAAAATGTTTTAACTGTTGGGATTGCTCTAATACCTAATTTAGCCGCAAATTCTTTGTTTTCCTCAACATTCAATGTGAATAACTGAACTTCCGAATTTTCATTTCTGTAATGTTCGGAAACTTTTTCAAATGCGGGTTTCATAACTTTACAAGGTCCACACCACGGAGCCCAAAAGTCAACCACTAATTTTTCACCATTGTTAATTTTTTCCTGTAATAATTCTTGTGTAATTTCCATTCTTAATCTTTTTTTGTTGTTAATCGTTTTAGTTGTAGTAACAAATACTCTACTACGTTTTGTTTATCCACTCTTGTTAAAATAAATATCTTAGTTTGTGACTTCCGTAAAATTAAAATTCCCGTAGCATCATATTCGTATAATCTATCTTTATAAACTATGTCGTGTTCGTTATTTACAAAATAATCAAACCATAATAAAAGTGATTTATTTAATAATTTGTCCGTGTCTTCATTAGACAGGTTTGGATACACTTCAATAATACTTGGTTGTGTTAAGAACCTAGATTTAAACGTATCTATACAATTTTGAGGTATTTCTTTCATTTTAAAAATCTAATGCGTCCGGGTCATTAAAGACGGGAACAATGTTATAATTATACGAATTTAATTTCATAATTGAATCGTTTTCCCATTCTAATTGAACCCCTTTTGTTATATTTGGAAAAGTACCATAATTGTCTCTACTATATTCCCCAATTTTATAATCAGAAAACACTTTTCTCCCCCCAAATTCACCATCAATCTGTAATGTATCAAACAATTTCTCACGAACAATATATTCAATTCTATCATCTAATTTACCCAAAACATCATCCCAACTATTATCTAACCTACTGTTACGTTTTCCCAAGGTTTGAACTCGTCTTAAATTAAAATACATTTCATCCAGCCACACAAGCGGAGTTACTTCAATTTCAATTGACGCTCTTTCTTCAGTTTCTCCCTCACCACGTCTTAGTGATATCAACACAGAACCCACACGTTTAACATATGTCTTAACACAATTGTTTTGGAAGAACGACTCGTTGTTATATCGTTTGGATGTTGTTAACACCTCCGGGAAATATGGACCATCTTTGGTTAAGATAACCTCATTTATTTTATCTACAAACCCTCGGTTGTAAATTCTATTGAAATCTCCGTTTGTGTAATGGTTATATTTTTCCGACCAATCATAATGTTCTTGAACAAACTCATCGTGAGTCCTTGAAGTCCATTTAACCGGTTCCATTTCGTCCAATAAACGATAAAATCTAAAGTGGTCTTCAATCACATTATTATTAACTAATCCTTTTTGAAATAATTTATATATTTCAAAGAAATTAGAGAATTCTTTTTTGGTTAACAATCCTTTTCCAATATTATTATGAAATCCGGGTTGAGACTTCTCCAGTAACAATTGAACAAACTCGTCCGGTTGATTTAAAATAAACTTATCTCCAAATATTGAACAAGCATTGGTTAAATTATTTACACCCTCAAATGATTTAACGTTATGTAATACCCTTTTAACTTTATCCCCCTTTAAATTATGAACCCTCATTAGAGCATCAATATACTTATACTCACACTTCACCAAATCTTTCTTCTTTGGTTGGGGATAAACATTCATAAGCTCAAACCAATTGTTTGGGACTTTAATTCCTTGAACGTCCAAATATCTTTTATAGATTCTTTGTTCAGGAAGTAAATCAGAGTATAGTTCAGTTCCGGGAATGGCGTTAACAAAGGTTGAGATAACCTGATTAACTATTGTTGGGATATCAACTTTATCTTTATCAACTATTGAGTTGAATGACTCTCTCAAATATCGTCTCATATTATTGATAGGGTCATTATTAAAAAGGACTCTTCTAATATTTTTACGACATTTTCTCTTCAAATGGTAATTATCTAATGAACCGGTATATAACGCATTTGTTTTATAGTTAAAAGTAATGAACCTACAATTAGTTCTTAATTTAAACCATTTACCCGCAACACGTCTTGTTTTACTGTAATTGAATATCTTAAAGGAAACTTTATCATTCTCTTTAGTCACACAGATAATCACCCTATTCAAATATAATGAAGTAAGTGGGTTCCCGTAATGTTCTACAAATTTTTCTTCTGTATCATAATCCTCCTTAAAAGTAAAGTCACCCCAAGGCGTATAACTTGAGTTTTTAGTTGAACTCATAGTAGTTTCAATTACCCCCCAAAAATCATCCTGAACCTCTTTTTTAAGAGGTCGAATAGGATTGGTATCCAAGTATTCCGATACTTGATATTTCTTTACGGTATAATTAAATAATTCTTCTTTCATCAGGTTTATTTTGAACCACAAAAGTAAGATATTAAATTTGAATATACAAATTAATTAAGGGAAAAATGTCCGAATTGTGTGTGATAAATTATGGACTTAATCTTATCCATATCAACCTCATCATTTTGAGATTGTTTAAGAGCCACAACAATAGATATAATTTGTTTTTGGGTTAAGGAAACATCCTCACCGTTATTAACATTATCCAAAGATTGTTGTTTAACTCTGTCGTAGAAGTCGTCCTTCAAAACATCCCCAATTAACTCAAGTAAGTCATTGGGGTTGTTATTAAAGAAAGTTATAAATTGATTAATGTAGATTTCAACGTCAACATTTTTCATAGTAGTATTTTTTTTAAATTATTCTTCCATATGGTAGAAACCTTCACCCGTATTGTATTGTTCTAACGCTTTTGGCACTTGAACATTAGGACATCTACTTACATTCACAAATGTAAGGTTTGGTAAATTCATAATACATTCCGGAATTGTTTTCAATTCTTTGTTACCCGGAACAGCGATAAACACCAAGTTCTTTAATTCACAGATTGAGTTTGGAAGTTTACTAATCATATTCTCAAACAATATTGCTGTTAATGATTGGAATCTACTGATTGACTCAGGAACATCAATTGTAACACTTTCTGTTGAAGTGTTAATAATGTTCAATCTTTTAATTGTTATAGGTAATGATGTAAATAATTCATCAAATCCGTATAAAGCCACGAACTTACCTGTAGCAGAGTCCGGGTATTTAATTTCAACATTATCAGAATTTGGTTTAACAAATCCAGCCGCAAACTCAGGTTTGAATATTTCTTTAAACTCAGACCATTTACCATTCAAATACTCAACAACCGGAATGTTACCACCGTGTTGGTTAGCAAATTTAAATTGGTTAGATGGGAAGTGGAATTGATATCTTTCTGATGGTAACCCCGTAACTTGACCAACCTTACCTTTATCATCATTAGCAATAAAGATATATAATGGACCTTGTTGTCTGTAAGTGTTTGAATAACTTGAATTTTCTGCTGCCGTACACCAGTTAGTTTCACCTCTATCAAGTCCTCCACTATAACCACCGAAATAAGATGCCGCTTTAGAACCTAAAGCACCTTTGTCAGCAATTTTAATTAGTGTGTATTCAGAACCAACTTTTAAAATTTCAGCTCCGGGAATATTAAAGTTTGTGTTAGCAGCAACACCTTCTTCTTTCTTAATTTTTTTACCACGATACATATTTAAATCAACCGTTTCATCACCCACTTTAACTTTCAAGTGAGATAAATCATTAAGTGATTTAACATTGTTAATGTCTTTTTTAGCGGCATCCTCTAAACTACCTTTAAATCTATCATATTTCACTAATAATTCAGTGAATTGAGATAAATCTTCTAAGAAAAGTCGTCTGTATTCAGTCGCCTTTGATTTATACTCATCAGTCCCAACCTCAATTGGTTCATTAGAACCTTCTCTAGTTATGTATGGTTTAACAAATAGATTCAACAACCATTGGGTATATTTACCAACTTTAATTTTGTCACTTGTCATATCCTCAATAGACGCACCTTCCTTATCGTAGTTCTCAGGAACTCTCGTTGTTGGGTCAGCGAAAACAATTTGTTTAACAACCTCAAATGGTAGTAAACCTTTTTTTCTATCACCACTAGGTAACACATATTTTTTGTATAAAATTTGAAAACGAGCGTCTTCAGTAACTAAGTTCGATAATACTTTTGTAATCTTCATTTTAATTGTTTTTTTGTTATAAATATTTTCTTTATCTATTCTTCCATATGGTAATAACCATTACCTTCATTATATTTTTCCAATTCTTTTGGTACTTGAACATTAGGACATCCGTTTACATTTAAAAATGTAAAGTTTTTTAATGACAGTATACAATCCGGAACTGATTTTAATTCTTTATTATCAGGGAAAGCCAATAACGTCAAGTTCTTCAACTCACAGATGTTATCAGGAATTGAACTAATCATATTCTGAAACATCACCGCCACTAACGATTTAAACCTAACAATTGACTTAGGAAGTGCTACACTAATGTTTTCATTTGAAGTGTTAACAATATTTAATTTTTTAATCGTGTCCGGTAACGCCTCAAATAATTCTTCAAACCCATATAACGCAACAAATCTACCTGTTTCATCAGATGGATATCTAATGTTAACGTTTTCACTATTTGGTGTAACAAACCCTTTAGCAAATTCAGGTTTCAATATTTCTTTAAATTCACTCCATTTTCCATTTAAAAATTCAACAATTGGGACATTACCCTCAGCAGAATATTGGTCACGAGATTTAAATTGACTCGGTGCTGGAAAGTGAAGTTGATATCTTTCTGTAGGTAATCCTGTTACCTCACCTACTTTACCTTTATCGTCATTAGCCATAATAATATATAATGGACCTTTTTGTCTATATCTATGTGAGTGGTCAGAACCTGTTGCTGCCGTACACCAATTAGACTCACCTCTTGCTAATCCTCCTTCGTAACCTCCAAAATAAGAAGCCGCCTTAGAACCTAAGTCACCTTTATCAGAAATTCTAATCAAGGTATATTCTGAACCAACCTTTAATATTTCCGCACCGGGAAAATTAAAGTTTGTTTTAACGTCAGCACCTTTTTCGTTTTTAACTTTTTTACCACGATACACAGCCAAATCAACTGTTGTATCACCATACTCAACTTGTAATTGAGATAATTCGTTAATAGATTTAACATTATTAATATCTTTCTTAGACGCATCTACTAAACTACCTTTGAATCTTTCAAATTTTGTTAGTAATTCAGTAAAGTAATGTAAATCTTCTAAAAAAAGTTTTCTATATTGATTTGCCTTTGATTTATATTCGTCAGTATTAACTTCTATAACATCATTATTGTCATTAGTTAAATGTGGTTTAATAAACATATTTAACATCCATTGACTATATTTCCCAACCTTAATTTGATTACTTAACATATCTTCAACGGACGCACCATTTTTGTCATAGTTAACCGGAACTCTTGTTGTTGGGTCAGCAAAAACTATTTGCTTAACAATTTCAAAAGGAAGTAATCCTTTTTTTCTATCACCACTAGGTAGTATATATTTATTATAAAATACCTGAAAACGAGCGTCTTCAGTTATTAAATTTGAAAGTACTTGGATAATCTTCATTTAATTGTTTTTATTATAAATATTTGTTTTTTGTAAATAATCTAACAAACGTTATTTTCTTTATTCAACGGGACAAAGATAAGACATATTTTTAATTATCCAAACTATTTTCGGTAATTCATAATAAGAAGTTCTTCCCCCATATTTTGAGTCTTACCTTTCTTAGCCGCAGCCGCCTTAGCAAATTCTTTCTTTTCCCACACATATTGAGTCTGAGGGAACCAAGTATGTAACTGAGGAAAATCATAGTAAGATAAAGAGAACTTCCCTTGAATACCTTTTAAACAATCTGCAAGTCTCTCGTGGTCAGCACTATCAAAGTCGTGGTTGTTATAATAGTTCTCTGTTTTCCAATATGGTGGGTCAGCATAAACATATGTAGATGGGTTATCATACTTTTGAATAACCTCTTCAAAGTCCATATTCTCAACCTTAGTAATTTTTAAGAAATGTTCCACCCAATCAGGTTTAGATAACTTATCTCTGAATGTTAGATACTTTGATTTGTATTTCCCTTTCAAGTCAATAAACGAACTTGTTTCAGGTTTAGAGCCCGAGAATACCTGAGCCAACACATAAGCGTATTTAGCCGCAACTACATAATCGTAAGCCTGTACGCTGAAATTGGTTTCAAATATTTCAGCCTGAAACCTGATAAATTGTTCTTTATAGATGTCCGGTGTCGGAAACTCATTTCTTTGTTGACAAGGAATTGAGTTAACAACTTCCAATAATCTCTCAGGATTCTGAAGACACTGAAATAAATTGTAGTTAAGTGGATTGAAGTCATTGTAGACAACTTCTTTTAGATTTGGGTATTTGGATAAGTCCATATTAAAGAATACCCAAAACATACCTGAAAATGGTTCCACGTATGTTTCAATGTCTTGAGGTATAAACGGAACAATCCATTTACCTATCTTTGATTTACCCCCGATGTATGATAATGCCATAATTTTTCTTTTTTTAAAGTATAAGAAATAAAAAGTGAAAAAGCAAGTTTCTCTTTTAAAAAATTTTTACTATATTTGTTTTAAATTAATATTATTACTATGGAAACAGTTGAAGGACAAATTATTGAAGAAAGAGACATCATAGATGTTACACCTGAACAACCTGAACAACCTGAAGAGGAATGTAAAACCTGTAAACAAAGAGGTTTAACTAAAGGGCAGTGGATTATGTTATCAGCATCATTTTACATATTGTTCTCCGCGATATACGGAACAATAAAAATAATCCAAGAATTACTTCAATATATCCCATAAAAAAACCCCTTTATAGGGGTTATCTTTTAAACTTAACAAATAGTTTTATATATAAATCACCTCTACCGTGATATCCTTTACCTTTAACTCGTAATGGTTTTGACGTGTCAAACTCCTGTGGTAGTTTAATTGAAATGTCCCCTAAAGGATGGGGAACTTTAACACTACCTAATTTAATAGTATTTAAATCAAAATAAGCATTATAGATTAAATCCTCCATTGATTTTTCAAAATTATTTTCCGGGATAATGTTAACTTTAATTACTAAATTACCGTACATCCCATCTCTAAAATCTCCTTTACCTTGAACTCTTAAAAATTGACCCTCATCAATTCCGTGTGGTAATTTAATTGATATGGTTTCCTTTGAGGATGTTGTTGTGGTTCCGTGACAAGTACCACAAGTTGTTCTATATGTAAAACCTCTACCACTACAACTACCACAATGTGTTCTAATTATTTGTGTAAATAATCCGGTTCCAATTTGTTGAGTAATCATTCCTTGTCCATTACAAGTAGAACAAGTTATTTTTTCACCACCTGTTCCATTACACCCACCACAATTATGGTTTCGCTCATATGTAATGTTTTTTTCACCTCCCAAGAAAGATTCAACAGCATTAACAACCACCTCAATTATCTTATCCGGGACAGCACGTTTTCTTTGAGTGTGCATTTGGTTAAACATCTCCTCAAACGGATTAAATCCTCCTCCACCACCACCACCCATATTAGCAAAGGGGTTTCTTTTTTGGTTATCGTATTGACTTCGTTTATTTTCGTCGCCTATCGTATCATACGCCTCTGAAATCTTTTTAAACTTATTTTCATCACCACCTTTATCCGGGTGATGTTCTACAGCTAACTTCCTATAAGCCTTCTTTATTTCGTCCTGTGTGGCATTTTGGTTAACACCTAATATTTGATAAAAATCTTCCATTCTTTACTTCTACTATATTTAAAGTTAAATTATTTATTATGAATTATTTAATTGTTCTATTTAAAAATAAAGTAAAAAAGAAAATAATCAAGAAGTTTAAGACCTCAAATAGAGCAAATAACTTCTACGAATCTTTATTGGATAATAGTAACAACGTATTGTTTAACAAACAATATGAAAATGGATTTTCTTTTAATTATGAAATTGCCATCCTCGAAAAGGTATCGGGAACTTTTCTACCTGTATTTTTAAAAGATGAGTTAGGAAGAAATGTAAAAGTGAATTTAGATGATGAAGATTTTTCAATTAAAAAAATCACCACATACCATACTGAAGAAAATATTTTAGACACTACTTTAAATAAAAAAATAAACTCAAAAGAGTTTATTAAATTATATTTGGACCCACCGGGACTTAAATTAGTATCAAAATTAAATAATAAAATTATTGTTCAAAATGACGATAAATTTAATTTATTTACATTGAAGAATGATTACGACTCAAGTAGATTTATTGATGTGATATCTGAATTCTTTATAGAACAAAAAAGATATGACACTATGTTTGTTAAAGATTATTCTAACGCTCAAAGAAAATACTTATACAATTTATTAATTGAGAATGGGTTTTCTAAGAATTACTTACAGCGTCAGACAACGACCCATCCTTCAATAAAAACATAAATTCAACACCGGACATATCAATCTTAAATTGTTTGAAATCTCTATCAACATCTCTAAAGTTTTTTTGAACTTTCTTATAATCATCGTAGTTAAGTTCCATCGCAATCGCCATAGTCCCATCCGGAAATAATGTTTGTAATCCATCTGCAACAAGCGCCAACTTTTCAATTATCCCATCAATACTTTTATTCTCTGCCATAATGTTAATTTTTTAGGTGGTTCAGGTTGTTTTGGTACAACATCTTCTTTACGAATTTGTTTAATTTTATCAATTAAAATTTCCTTATCTCGTTTTAAGATAAGGTCATTTTTAATTATATCACGATTCAGTAACTCCAATTCCTTTAACGCTTTCTTCCCCATCGTCTAATTTTATTTTTTTTGTCTTTGGTCTCATCTCAAAACTTAAATCTTTTAAATTTGTTAAATTTTGTCTCTCAAATATTGACTTTAATTCGTTAACTTTATTTTGGAATAACCTATCTTTTTCTTCTAACTCAAGATTGTATTGTATAATACTTTTTAAATTACTAGAAATAATCCCCACATTTTCTTCAGATATTTCCGAAACAAATGAAAAAAATCGATGTTCTTCAATTTTACTAGTTTGTTCCATTACCTTTTCTTCATCTACATATTTTTTAGGTAACTTCCAAGATGTTGGGAAACTAACGTCAAAACTTAAATAGTTTTCTAATTTTCTAACAGACTGTAAATAAGGTAATAGAGATGAAAATTCTTTATATAAACTCATAATTAATTTTTTATAATATATGTTAAGCAATATGTAATTGCCAATCCAAGAAAGATAAGTTCCCATTTCCCCCATACAATTGGTTTTGGTGGGTTTGAAAATAGGGAACTCATTATTCTACCAACTGTCTTAACAACAGTTAACGTTGAAAAGATAAATACAAATAAATAAATTGTATTAATATCCGTCATTATTCTCCCCCTTTTCTTTCAGATAAAATCTCTTTTCTTAGACCATCTAATAATTTTTTTAAATCTTGTGCTGATTTTCTAGCTCTTGTTCCGGCGCTATTATTACCACCGAAAAATTTTGTTGTGTCTACTGATAGTTCTTCTACCAATGACTTAATTTGTTCTAACGTTTCCATCTGAATAATTTTAATTTATTTATTTTTTATAATAGTAAAAGTAATTTTTTTTACCCTATAGTAAATACTATCACCCTTTTTAATGTTTTAAATACTTATCCAACAATTTATAAATGGTTGTTATCATATCTAAATCTGATTTAGTAAATAGTTTTTCATTGTTAAATAGGTCCGTAAAAAAGAACCCTATTGAGGATTTTACTTTAGTGTCTTTTTGATTGTAAAATGTCTCCCCAAAAAAAGATTCAAAATAATCAAAGTGTTCACCTTTTTTATTAAATTTAATGTTTTCTTTATCAAAATTATCTATGGTTTTATTCCAACACCACTCGAAGTGATTTTTATCATCAGATTCACTTAAAACAATTTTAGTTTCGTTAACATCATTCTCACCTAAATAAGTATTTAAAATCAGACTATTGAGTGAATGCGTGAAATCAGAATATAATTCCAATTTTTCAGAAATTATATTATTACCTCGGAACCAAACGTCAACGTCTTCCGGTAATAAAGGTTTTGATATGTAGTTAAAAAAATTCTCCATAGAGTTCGTCTATGGAGAAATTATAAGTTAAAATATTTGTTTGTAAATTATTGTGTTTTTCGGTCGTAACTAATTAACGATTTCATTCTGTCAAACTCTTCGTTGATTTGTTTTGTTTTCTTTTCAGTAGATTCCAATTTAAGGTTAATACCTTTACCACTATCCTCACCTGTCGCATCTTTAATAGGTTGAGCAGATTTTTGATAAGCCATATTTCTTACTTTAGCAAATTTATTAGCTTTACGTTTGGCATTAATCTTTTTGTTAACATCTGTTTCAACAGCATTACCCCATTCAGAGTTATTACCTGTTTTAGAAGAACCTTCAATGTTATTAGTTATTTGTTCTTCATTCGGTTCTATTTGGTCATAGTCTAAATTTTCCATACCAGGACTCATAAAATCATCAATAAATTCTTGACCCGCATCTGACATAGTATAAGCCTTTTTCTTCATCTTTTCTATTTCACCATTTCCTTTAGGAAACATTTTAGGGTTCATTTCATAATCACCTTTAGAACCATCTTTAAGATAATCTTTCATTTTTTTGGTAACCGCTTTAATGTTATCATCATTTTCCTTTCCGGAACCATTGTGAGCTTTTTTATAAACCTCTAATCCTCTTGGAGAACCTCCAAAACCTTTAATGTTATTTTTTTCCGCAGGGTCTTTAACTTCTTTATTTTTTTGTTCTAACACAATTTTCTCAATTAACCCAACCATTTCATTTTCAGTCAATCTATACGATTCTTTAACCGGATATTTTTTACCATCTACTTCAAAAGAATCTTTACCACTTTTTTTAGCGTTAGATAACGCTCCTGAGAAAGCATTACCTTCTTCCGTTTCTTGTTCTTCCATTCCGTGTGTTGTAGAAATTTTGTTAATTCTTTTAATGGCTTTACTATTTTTTGATTTATTTCTTAACATTTCAAAGTCTTCAGCATCAATCTTATTGTTTTTGTTTTTATCCAATTTTCTTTGACGACCTTTTAATGCCTCGGTAATATTAATACCTTGACACATTTCTTTAGTAACAGGGTCTTCTTTACCAAAATTTTCAATATGGTATCTACAAGTTTTTTCTCTATCTTCGTCAGTGTTTTCTTCATCACCAACAAAGTCTTCACTTTCTCCAACATAATCAAACTCATCATCTAATGTGTTATCAACATCGTAAATTCCTTCACTCATATCCTCATACATACCACCACATTCATTACATTCACCTTCATACATTTGACCCCCACATTCGCAAACGTCACCTTTAATCTTTGAAACAAGAGTGTCCGCCTTTTCTTCTAAAGTTTCTTTTAAAATTTTAGACACTAAATTATCTAAATAAGTTGTATTTAATTTTTTCATTTTTAGTTTTTATTATAAATATATTAGTTTTTAACTTTATTACTTTGAAAAGGTATTTTCATACTCATAAGCGATAATTGTTTTAATAACATTCTCACTTATATTATGTCTCTCACTAATATTTTGAATAGCTTTCTTAACCTTTTCATTTTCAAATATTTTTAGAGCTTTAATATCTCCTTGATTACAATATGGAAATTTTTGACATTTCTTTTTAACTTGAACAAACTTTCCTCCGGGTATTTGTGTCTTAGACTTTCCTCTCCAATCTTTTTTACTTTGAGATTTAGCCCAAGCGGCGGTAGTTTCATAAGAACCGGAAGAACCTGAACCTGTTGATTCAGTAGCCTCAACTTTTTTAATATCACCCTCGTCACCTTCTCTTACACAATTAGGGACCATTCGTGTACCTTTCTTTTTCATACCCTTTTGTTCAAAACCTGTCCAACATTTTTCTTGCATCTCTTGTTTAGTTTCAGAGAATAATGGAGCCTCAAACCCTCCTGCGGAACCTGAACCGGTAGATTCAGATGTTTCACTATCTTCACCCATTATTGGTAGTCCCATTGTTAATTTACCTGTTGGTGTTTTAAGTTTACTCTTACCCACTAATTTGCCGATATCAACCTTTTTCATTGGTTTTTTAATTATTTTATTATTATTTTCCGGGATTTCATTTTTAAATTCGTTAGCTGCAACCGCCGCATCAATACCACCACTAGTAATTGTAGACAATTTTCCCATTTCAGTTGACATAGCGCTTTTCAAATCAGTCCCAATACTTTCTTTTAGTCTCATATGTTATGCGTTTTTAAGTCTTGGTTCCCAATAACTTCTATTCATCCACATAAATTGGTAGAACTCACGGAACATTCTTAATGTAATATCTTTAACATCCCCCTCAAGTTTACCTCGTTTAAGTTCTTTGGAAATAACATCTATTAGTTTATTTTCATATTGTTGCATAGTATTACTCCCAAAGAAATCTTTAATTTCTTTACGAACTAACGTTTCAATCTCCTTTTTATCTGTTGTAGTTAGTGACATATTATCTTACAATTAATAAATACGAAGTTGTTAATATACCAACAAATGTTCCCACTTTGTATAAAAAAGTTTTAACCCTCATTTGTTTTATTTCTTTTTTCAAATCATTAGTCATATTTCTAAATTCATCAACCTGTAATCCTTGTTGACTAATAATAAATTGATTATTCTTATCTTTGGATTCTAATAAAGAAATGATAGTATCCTTTTGAGATTCTCTAGATTCTAACTTTATAACTTTTTCTTGAGTTAATTTTAACTCTAATTCACAACCTTCACCTCTAACAATATCTTTTATCGCTAGTCTAGCTGTCGATGGTTTTAACTTAACTCTTGTTGTATCACTAATTACCTGATTTTGGGGTTGGTTGTTCGTATTTGTTTGTGAAAAACAACTCAAGCTCACTGTCAGGAATATTATCAACGTTATTAACTTTCTCATTTGTTTGTTTTTTAATTACTGTTATGTTTTTATCAATGTGATGGATTTCATTACTGATAGTTGTTACATTTTCTTTTACCTCACCAATTTTAGTGTTAATTTGTTTATTAACAACTTGTGAGGAATCAATTTTTGTTTGGATATTTTCAATTTTTTTCCCATAACCTTTAACATCCGTTTTTATTGTATTGGTTGTGAAAATATTCCACCCTACCAAACAGGCAATAATTACCAATAAAATAATACCATCTTTATTTTTACTAATATCTTCCATTATTCTTCAGTTTTAATTGTTTTCTTTCTTGATGATAATACAGCCGCCCATTTTGATTTGAATTTCTCGTAATAAGTTTTTAATTTAGTAATTAACGCGATGAATTCATTATCAGCGTTTAACATTTCTCCATTGATGTAAACACCATTTTCTTCACCTATCGAAAAGAAAAATTCAATATCAAATTCAATAAGTTTCCCGGACCATTCAACATTATTGGAATATACGTTTAATTTATTAAAATCAACCATATCAGAAACGTTAGAAACAAACTCATCCATTGTTTCTTGAAACGCTATCTTCTCATCTGTCGTTAACTCTAAATCTGTTTGTTCTTTTCCGTGTAAAACCAATAATCCACCGGAAATTCTATACGCTTGCTTTTTATCATCCTCAGATTCAAGTTCTTCTTCAGTATCAGCGGTATCATAATCAATTTTGTCCTCAACAGATTTAGTCACATTAACTTTTGATGTAACATTATTATCTGTCAAATCAACACCCTGTTCTGTCAATAACCCATATTGTCTACGGATATCTTCATTTACATTATTATCCCCCAATAATCTTCGAGAAACATTTAATAATTGTTTAATTTCGTCGTGTGAATTATTCATTTTCTATTTTTTTTAAAAGTTCATTAAATTTAAATGCCGGACTAACATCGGTATAATCAACACCAAAATTACTTTTAGTTACAATCCCACAATATTTTTCAATCCCGCTTATTTTTGTGTTATGTTCAACAATTTGTGATTTAATCTTTACACTTTCAAACAATTCCTTACATAATAACCCAAGATTATCAACTTGAGTTTCAGTATATGGTTGCCAAAAAAAGTAATCTCTCCACTTTTTTTCAAACACGCTACCCTTATAAATATCCCCAATCCAGTTAATGTAATGGTCAGTTAGTGGTTCTTTTTGTAACCACCCTAAATTTTCTAATGATATGATAATTGAATTACGATTTATATTGGGGTCTTTGAAGTATTCCGAGTGTTCGGTGTTTCCCAATAATTGTATAATTTTACCCTCCCGGGTAATAATGTAGTTAGGAATTCTTTTAAAACCCCCGTTAAAACGAAACTTCAACGACTGAAGATAGTCGTTGATGTTTCTTGATGTGTGTGTAAGTATTATTTGGTGTTTCTTTTTTTGTTTTCCAACAGGTTTGAATTCACCATATTTAATTATGTCTATCATTCCATATAGATTAATGTTTTATGGTTTAACGTAACTTAACCTATTTGGACGTGGTGGTTCGTGTGTGTCCATTCCCGGACTAACATATTCATCTTTTATATCAATAGATTCTGATTGATAAACTGGAATTTCAACTATTTTCTCAACCTCAACTATTTTCTCAACCTCAACTATTTTTTCAACCTCAACAATTTTTTCAACCTCAACAATTTTTTCAACCTCAACAATTTTTTCAACTTCTACCGGAACTTCTTTAATTACCTCTTTTTCTACAATAACTTCTTTAATTATCTCTTTTACCTCTTCCTTATCAGTTTTACCATCATCGTATTTGGTGAAGAAATGTAAAGAAGTCAATGAAATAATTGGAAGTAACCCACCTTCTAAAAACGCTAACCATCTTTTCATCGTAATAACATCATTAGCTTTTGAACCTAACATTTCCCATACCGGTCCGGTTAATTCCATCCAAGATTTAAATAATTCACCTGTTTCATCAATTTCTTTATAACAGAAAAAGATATTACCAATCATTTGGATGAATGTTATTAATCCAAACATAAACCACACACCACCTTTAATTTTGTTGGTAGCGGCAACCAATGCTGTCATAGCACCAATCTCAATAGCTATCGATAAGTAAATTGCCCAACTTATTGGGTTGGCTAAATTATACCAAGAAACAACGTGTGATATTGATATTCCCGCAACCAATAAAATTGGGACTAAGAACATTGCTCTATTTGGGTGTTCAATAACCCAATTCCATATTTTCTTCATTATTTTTCTAATTTAGATATTTCTTGGTCAATCTCAGTTTGTCTATTAACATCTAATATTTTTCTATCTGACGCTTGAATAGCTCTTTTCTCTGATTTAAGACCTTCAATCTTTATTTCTTTAATAAGTTTAACCGATAATGAATCAACACTATCGTTAACATTTTGAATTTTTGTGTTAGTTGTACAGGTTTTGAAGAAAATGATTACCACAAGTAAAAACATTATTCTAACACCCCAAGCATCAATAAAATTTAATATTGCTTTCATAATTTTTTGTATTAGTTTTATCATAAAAGTAAAAAACCTTCTATCATAATAAATAGAAGGTTGTAAAGTTTTTACATATAATCGTATAATATTGAACTATCATTCCTTAATTTCCGTAAGGCTTTCTCTTTAATTTGTCTAACACGTTCTTTTGTTAGGTTAAAGTCACCACCAATGTCTTCAAGAGTTCTTGGTGTCCCGGTAAGCCCATAATAGTCTCCCACAATAACTTTTTCTCTATCATCCAAAACATTCAACAGTGAATGTAATTGTCTTTTTAATTCATCCTTGGTATCAAAAACTTCGTCAGGCATATCTGCTTGGTCGTTTCTAACAATATCAACAAGAGTGTCCCCATCTTCATTAATACTCATATCTAACCAAACCATTGATGGTAGATTTTGAAACTTGTCCTCCAACTTACCACCGTTGGATTCAATCGCTTTCTTGGCTCTATGTAAATCCTGAACCACATTAACAGGTAGTCGGATGGTTCTCGCATTATCATTTAATGACTGAAGGATTGATTGTTTAACCCACCATACCGCGTAAGATATAAATCTAAGGTTCTTAGACCAATCAAAATTTTGGATGGCTTTCATTAATCCTAAATTACCCTCAGCAATTAAGTCAGGAAAGTCTAATCCTTGATTTTGATATTGTTTTGCCACGGTAATAACAAAACGTAAGTTACCTTCCAATAGTTCTTGGTTTACCTCATCAATCTCCCTTGGGGATAAAGTACCGGATGTAATCATCTTAGATAATTCTTTCTCTCTTTCCGGTGTCATTACCTTAATTTTACGGATGTCCTTTAAATACAGGTTTATTTCTTCTTGATTAATTGGAATACCTGAGCTCTTTTCTTTCATATTAATTTGAGTATTTGTTTAATTGTGTTAATTCTTTTTCTGTTAGCGAATTTAAACCTTTTTCTTTAATTTTATCTAACAATTGGTCTAAAGATGGATTACGTGTTTTATTTTTAATTTTTTCAATATCATCTTCCTCATCGTAATCAAAGTCAAAGTCGTCAATGTTTAACATAAAACTTTCTTTAATCTCATCTTGTATCATTTTTCGCACCTCAAATTCAGTTTTATCAGAAAGTTTAGATTTTTCTGACATAAAGTCACTAATCCCATCGTTAAAAAGGTGTTCGGATATTTTTTTAGGTAAACCATATGACAAATTGTCAGACGTATAAGGTAGTAAGACATACATAATGTCCCCTACACCTAAAATCATATCAATGTAGTCTTTCACATCCTGATGAGAATCCAATGTTGAGATTGTGAACACAGACGATTCCGGTCCAAAATAAAAATTAAGATTTGGTGTGTCAGAAATAACACACAATTCTTCCGCGATTTGTTCTGTAAATTCTTTTGGGTTGTCGTTTTTTGCAAAGACAAATAAAATGTATTTGGTTAAACCATTCATACTTTATACGTTTAAGTTATGTATTATGTTACAAAGATAATAATAAAATTATGTTTCCCAAACTTTTATTGGGAAACATAACTAATATTTTCTTCTTTTCTAATTCTCACTACATTATCCGCCCAATTTGTTACTAATGGGTTGTGTGTGATTACAAATATTTTCTCAAAATATTCTTTAATCTTATTAAAGAATTCTGACACCATCTCCAAGTTGTCGTTGGACATCTTTCCGAACACCTCATCAAATACAACAACATTTGCTCTTGGTAATGAACATATCTTACTCAACACGGCTCTCAACGCTAGTGAAGCGATACTTCTCTCATACCCGGAACCGGATGCCATCGGTTTCTCAACCTGAGTGTTGTTGTCTATCATAAGGAAGTCAACCTCATTCTTATCATTAATCTTAACCTCTAATCTAAAGTGACAACTATCTTCCAATAGTCTTTGAAGTTCGCTATTAATAAGTGGCATCATCGTCTTCATTATAAGTTTGGTCACACCATTCTTACCAAAGATTTCCAAATAGATTTTGTAGACTCTTTCTCTCTCCGCCTCTTCCGCAATCTTTCTAATTGTTTCCAAGTTAGAAGTTATCTTGGTAGTCAGGTTAGTCATTGTAAACTTATTGTTTGAGATACTAGTTTCAATAGTTTTCTTCTCACCCTCAAGTTCATCAATTCTAATCCCCGCTTTAATTAACAATCCATCTGTCTTGTTGTTTTCAATAATCTTATCCTGAACTTCAGAGTATCTTTCCAATTTGGTTTTTAACGCATCAATCATCAATTGGAAACGTTCTACACTTAATTCATATTTCTCTTTGATAAGTTTGTTTTTCTCATACTCATCAAACTCTTTTTTAAGATTAACAAAACTTAACTCTTTGATGGTTAAATCCTGCATTAACCCCTCTAATTCGACTTTGTGCGTGATAAAACCGGCAAGTCCACCAATTTTTGCGTTGGTAATTGCCGCATTCATTAGTTCAATACCACAATGTTCACATTTGATTCCACCATCAACCGAACTCTTAAGTTCTTCAATATTTTTAATCTTGGCGTTGTTCTCCGCTTGTTTGGTAATCAAGTCCTTAATCTCTTGTTTTACCTCATCGTGTTTATCCTCGTGATAAAATTTGGATGGTTCAACAACCTTAACCCCATCTCTGTCAGAAATGGCTTTGGATTTCTGTAGGTCCAACCCATTAATTTCCTCTTGGACTTTATCCGGTGATACCAATGTTAAATCTCTATCAATATTGTGTTTGGATTTTAACAATCCATCACGATACTCCTGACCCTTAAGGATTCTTGCTTTAGCATCTTCCAATTGAGTATCTAACGTAAGATTACTCTCCGTTAGAGTATCAATCGTTTCTTGACTAGTTTGGTTATCTGTTTTAAGTTCTTCAGAGTTATAGATGTTTGATAACATTCCTTTGGAGAAGTCACTATAAATTTCTTTGGCAGCTTCTTCCTTTCGTTTAAGAAAATCCAACCCCATAAACCTTGAAAGAACTTGACCCCTCGCCGTAGGTTTGGCATCTATTAGTTCTTCCAAGTTGGTGGCAGTTGTTAGGATGGTCATTAAGAAGTCCTCTTTGGTCCCGATAGATGTTTTGATAAACGCCTCGGTCTCTCTTCGTTGTTCTCCGGTGAAGTTCTGCAAACTACCATCAGACAATCTTTTATAGAAGTCCAACTCGGTCTTAACCGTCCATTCATTTTTCTTTGATAACTTTCTCTCAATATTTCTCAATATGATATACTCCTCACCATCGATTGTAATCTCACCTTTTACGGCGACTTTGTTTCTCTCTGTAAACCTGTTGAATATTTCCTCCGCCTTTGATGTCTTGGTTGTCTCATTAAAGAATAAGAACATAAGTAAATCAACAGTAAGAACTGTCTTACCCCCAAAGTTAGGTGGGTTTGACTCCACAACCGTAATCCCATCACACTTCTCAAAATCTATCTTCTGATTCTCACCATAGGATAAAAAGTTTGAGAACTCAATGTTTTTGATATACCATCTCTTAAACGGAGTGGCATCGGTTTGGTCCTGTAACAATTTGTTATCCACAATACTATTAAGTTGGTAGATATCATCGTAGTGTTCCATATTCCCTTTTGACTCCAAGAATGAACGAACTAACTCTAATTGATAGTTCTCATCCAAGATGTTAAAGGATATGTCTACGGTATGTGTGGTGTCGTCAGCAACCTTTGTCTTTGTAATAACATTAACATTGGTTGTGTTGTACTTTTTTTGAAAGTAATGACGAACACTTTTTATTTTTTCTTGTGTAAAGTTTTCAGCATAGTCCTCCCATACAATCTGTAGGTAAGGATTATCAAAACTTGTGATATCTAAATCTTTTATCATTATTGTGTAATTAAATTCTATTTGGGGATTGAATAAATCCATTTGTTTTAATTCAGTTCTTCTACTTCTTCTTGAATTACTTCACCACCGTCTCTTCTATCTTGAGATTCCAACACAGTATCTAAATTCCAACCATCATACGCTGTTAGTTTCTCACAACCTCTATCCATCCAATAGTATTCTGACATCCATTCATCCCATTTAGAATCAACTAACTTAATAAAGTTCTCGTCGTTACCTCTATCTCGGTATCGTTGGATGAACTCCTCTTTTCGATTATCATCCGGGTAAACCAAATAGAAGTATAGACAGTTGTCTAACAAAGCATCTCTCACTTCTTTATGTGAAGAAACAAAGATGTGTTTGTATTTTCCAATATTCTCTTTGATATGGGTAATATAGTTCTGTGGAAACTCAGGGTTTCTTACCTTTTCACCATTCTCATTAATAACCCAACTAAAACCACTTGAATCAGAATCCAAAGTGGTGTCAGGATTATTTTTATGATAGGTAGTTTTTCCCACTCCGGGAAACGCAGATACTATCTTAGTTCTCAACTTCAACTTCTGTTGTTACAACCTCAGCATCGGTTACGTTAATTTCATTTACATCACCCACAACCTCAGCATTTAATTCAGTTGTCTCACCATTTTCATTTTGGTATTGGGCTTTCAACTCTTCCATTTGTTTTTCAAACATTTCTTGATACTCCGCTTGAGCTTTTTTTCTTAATCCTCTAAGAGAGTTGTTTCTTGTTGCAACTCTTGCTTTGTGAGCCTTTGCTCCACCACGTAATTTTGACTTTGGCATAATTGTTTTTATTTAATTGTTGTTTATTTCGTTATTCATTTGTTCTCGTATTTCTTCTAAAGTTATTCCCGGTTCATTCTCAACTTGTTCTTTAACTTTTTGAGTTAATTTATCAATAATGTTTTGAGCCAAATTATTATCTCTTTCGGAAGTCGCCTTACTACCAGGAGTTGTTTCATCCTCGTCGTCTTCATTTCTATAATAATCTAACCAATCCGGTCTCTCTTGAACTTTAATACTTTCAACCTTCTTAATCATTTTTTGAACTTCAGTTTCAGACCCTTTTAACATTTTAGATATCTGAACTTTTCGTTCAATATTTCTAAACCTATTGTAATAATCTTGAGTCTTTGCTCCGTGAAAGTTAATATCGGTTTTATTATCTTCTAAGTAATATATGATATCAACGATTTCATCACTGTCGTCATTAATTCCCATATCATTTACCAACTGAAAAAAATCATCACATTTAATAATCTTTCTCGTCTCTGTTTTATCTCTCAAAAACTTAATTACAAAGTCACCTAATTTATTTTCCATATCTTAATTTTTTGTTGGTCTATTTTCTTCAAACCATTCTACCATCCCATTGAACGCCCACACAAATCCGGAAGCAATCAGTCCATCAAAGAACCAACTAACCCAACCCGGTGTTCCAATCAAAGACGTTGATGGTGAATAATACACAATTGAAAGGAAAAAACCAACCCACGTGCTAGTACACATCATACAAGTTAATAAATCCCCAAAGAATTTTGCAAGCCCATTAAAAGGTAACACACTATTACCCCAATCTTTTAATCCATTTCTAAATCCTAGGAATATAGACCCGTAGACTAAGATGTTTGACATTCCGTATGCCGCTAATAACCAAATTAATATTATCATATTACATTGTTTCACTTATGTTGGAACCTTTTAAATAGACAGCACCCTGTTCTACTCTTATGGATTCCAATTGTTTATTTATTTTTTCAAGGTCCTCAATCCTTGTGTTCTTTAAAGATAGTTCTTTTCTAAGTTTCTGTAAAGTTTCTTGGAGAAGTAATGATTTGTCATTTGATTTTTCAACTTCAACAATTCTTTCCACAATCGTTTCAACCGGAACTTCTTTGATAACCTCAACTATTTTTTCAATAATTATTGGTTCAGGTTTGTCACAAATATTGTCTAAATTTGGGACAGGAACTTCTTGAATAACATTTACAATCTTCTCTTTTATTATTTCAACAGTCACCTCCTTAATCACCTCTCTATCAACATATTGGATGACTTCCACTTCTTTAATTATTTCAACGGGGATTTCAACATATTTAACAACCTCTTTGATAACTTCAACAGGGACTTCCACTCGTATTTCACGGATTACCTCAATTTCCACCTGTTTTTCTTCAATCCCACTCGTTTTTTCTGAATCATCACCAAGTAAACCATATTTGTTAATGTTAAACCCTTCAGTATAACATTTGGATATGAACTTATCCACATCCTCAATATTGTTTAACTTACAATAATCTTTGACGCTATTTAATTGACTATGTGTTAGTTTTATTTGTGACACCTATTTAATTTTTAACCCACTAAAATACTCAAAATCATTAATACTAAACTCTTCAGTTCTTCCTGGTGTCGAACGATTATAATCAACAATTACTTTGGTATCAGTTATTTCTTTTATGGTCACATTGACCGGTGTAGAGCCTAAATCTAAATCAAGTGTTCTACCTATTAAATTAATTTCCACTATTAACTAGTTTCTCGGTTCCGTTTATAATATCATCAAATGATTTCATCTTAAATGATAAGAAAGGTTTTGGATTATCCAAATCAACAAATGAATACTCATCTGTTTCTAAATCATAAATCCCAAATCCGTGTTTGGTTATTGTCTCACCATAATTCTGTTGAATTGTTGAACCCACCATATACGCTTTCTTTCCACCCGGGATGTTGAATATTTGTCTTTTGTGAATATCCCCACATAATACCAAATCACAACCATCAAACTTATCGGTTTCAAATCCGGTCTCAAATTTATATCCGATGTCGGTTGTTAACCCCTGAACCGGTCCGTGGAATAAACCAATTTTTAATCTACCTGTTTTTTCAATCTCAGGTGGAATGTTATGGTCAAGTAATGAATACACCACCCAATCAACATTATCATCCTCGTATTCACCTCTATTCTTCAAATAAACAATGTTGTCATTCTTTAATGAATCAATCACAGGTGTAAGAGCATCCAATCTTGAGGAGTTGGACTCCAAGAAGTCGTGGTTCCCAATTATAACTATGGTTTTAGCAATCTGAGAACACTCCGTAAGAATCCAAGCGACGAACTCAATAAGTTCAGGTGTCATTTGGTTTTTGGAATGAACCAAGTCTCCGGTGAATACAATCCTATCCGGAGCAATCTCTTTGAATTGTTCTAACATATTATTTAAGATTCCACGATATAAGTCGTGGTCTTTGAATAATCGTATGTGTAAGTCACTAAAGTGAACTAATTTTTTAATCATATTTTTTTTATTAGTGAGTCCCATTTGTTAATGAAATTCCGTGTTTAATACCTGAAATAAAATCTTGAGTTTCATCTTCAGTCATATTCTTATATTTCTCTCCAATTATAATTCCAATCTCATTACCACAGTCACTCAAGTCACCGGTATAGTTCATTCTCCCAACATTTTCTTTTAATGAGTTGGCAATCCAATTTAAATCATTTGTATCAAAAGTTCTTTCAGTAATCATTACTTATCAAATAATTTAAATTCCACATTTACGTGACCACAATCATCACATCTGTATGTTGGGAACGGAACTATAGTGTCTTCCGAACTTCCTGTTAACAATTTGTTAACTTTTTTTATCATAACAACTTCTTTGAAGTAGATACTGTCACACTCCTCACATACTAATGTAGGTTGTTTTTTTAAATCAATCTTTGGTTGTAATAAATCGTCCATATGTTTTTCTTTTAAATTTAGTTATTTTTTACTTCTTTGTCAAATATTTTGTCACATCCATCTTCAAGATTGTTTCTTGAACTTCTTTAGGAACACGGAACTCTTCATACTGACCAATTTCTTTTACAAGAACAATTACACATCCATACAATTTAATGTTTTCGTATTTGGTTCCTTGTAACATTTTAATAAGAAGTTTCCCGTAAAATGGTAATTGGGTAAAATAGTGACCCAACGCATTGTTTGGTAACTTATCAAACGGGTAATACATCTTTTTGGTAAAGAACGATTCTTCAAAGTTCTTCGGCTTATTACTTTTCCAGTCTGTTATCACCAAACCAAACTCAGTTTGTTCCTTATTCATAATCAACCACACCTTATCCGGTTGTCCTGTATATTTCAACTCGGGGTCACCCAATACAATCTCCGTGTCCAATAACACAGCACCCCTCTCAACCATAAGGTCCAAGTAAGCCGTTCCCGCAGATATCATACTATCCCCCTTTAATATTTGGGTGAAGTCACATTCAAATATGGGTTGTCTTACTTCTTTGTAATCCCCAAACATCTCAATGGTTTTCTTCTCCAACATATAGTGAACTCTACTCCCCATATTGGTTGAATAGTCACCCGCCGCTTTCCACTCATCTAATAGTTGTTGTTGAACCTCAGGGTCTCCTTTGGCTTTCTTTAGTGAGATACCTTCCGTATCAAACTCCTCGTAGAAATATTTCATTACCTTACTAACAGACGGATAATCACTTCGGATTACACCGGTTTCATCCTTCATATAATAAGTGTGGGTATCCTCAACGAATGTTAACCCAAGGTCCTCTCTTCGTTTATCTAACAACCCCCTTATTTCTTTTGCAACCTCATTTAAATCTATCATCTATTTCATTGTATAAAAATGATTATCTATATCACCTCTTAAATCAGCAACATCGGCATCACCCGTTAGTTTTATTATTTTAACCTTACCATATAGTCTACCCCCATTTAAGTTGTGGTATAGTTTTACGGCATCTTGCCACGCATCAGCATCAAGACATATAATTATATTCCCATTTGCCTTCTCATATAATGTATTAAGTAACAACTCCGACATATGTTTTCCCAACATAGCAATACTATTTGGTAGGAAGATAGCATCAAACGCTCCTTCACAAAGATAGATATCGGCATTCCAATTAATTGTACTTTCAAAGAAGATTATCTCATCTTTTGCCGCCTCCGGGTTCTTATACTTAGCACGACTATTTGGGTCCCAACTTCGGGCGATAAAATAGTTTAATTCGTCCTTACTATCATAAGAAGGAATTATTATCCTACCCGAGAACGCACCCCTATCACAGAATCCAATTCCATATTTCTCAACAATCTTATCTGTAATACCACGTTGGGTTAAGTAATTATATGCCTGACGACGAACCGGATAAACTAAACTACTATCTTTGAATTTGGTAAATCCATCAGGTAGTTTTAGTTTGTCAACACGTTTCTCTTTTGGTTTGTGATTTTCCGGTTGAAGTAGGTTGTAGATTTTTTTCTGTTTCTTATTACCAAAAGTATCTATAAGTTTTCCAAGAGGTCCTTTGGTATTGTTTTCATCCCCACAACTCCAACACTTGTAGACGTGTTCAAAGTAGTTCACCTCCATATTTCCCTTATGTTGGTCTTCATCGCATATTGGACAGTCAAAAGATATCTGACCCTTTGACTCATAGTGAAGTTTCTCATCCCCTAAGATATCGTGTAATATCTCCAATAAAATTTCCGCATCATCTGACATACAGCAAAGATACGAATAAAATTATTATTATCAAAACTTTATTAGTTTTTTAATCCCCCTATATTTATGATAATAACTTTTAAGCAAATGCCAACGAATATTTTAATTAACGACATATCAGGAGCAACACCGTTCAATGTCTATCTATGTGACCAAACAAACGTCACTTGCGTTTATATTGATACAATCCCCGCATTGTCGTTACCATACGATTTTCAGGTCCCATCAATAATGGAAAATCAACCATCATATAATTTAAAAGTTGTCGATAATAATGGTTGCGTATCAATCTCAAATATCTTAATTTAATATGCCTTGTAATTCAACATACTGTATAAGCAATACCGGATTAGTAGGTGCCGACGATAATTACATTACAGGAGGAACCTATAATGGTGACACCTATTGGTCAGGACAAACAAGTGGTTGGACCATTTATTACTCAACCGGAACAACTAGTCAATGGTGTTTATCAGATACTTTAGGAGGACCTTGTTACTTGACAGGTAAATCACCTTGTAGTAGTCTATGTCCTGATTTATCAAGTATTTATGTTTTTAGTGGTATATGTTTAACACCTACCCCAACACCTACACAGAATTGTGATGTGTTAGATTTTTCCGCAATGTTTAATTGTGATTTTATTCAGACACAAACACCCACACCTACCGCTAGTGTTACTCCAACTCCGACAATAACACCATCACCAACTAATTTCTGTTCAATTATTGGTATTGACGCTAGTGGATATACCTACACACCAACTCCAACACCAACACCTACCGTAACACCCACAATGTATTACGTAAATAATAGAAAAGCTCGATTACCTTTCTATTCATCCTTAATTGCTAGAAATTGTGACGCGTCCGGATTGGCTATCTTTACAACAATAGAAGGACAAATTATATGTCCCGGCACTCAAAAATTCCAAGATTGTTTTGATAATAAACAATATTATTACGCTAACGAAATAACTGGTGTTCCAACGGGAACTCAATTTGAGTTATATTCGGTTTATTTAGCACTTGTATATTACAATGGTGTGAATGAATTAAAATGTGTCTCATATTATGGTTATGATTATAATCACGGAAACGATTCCATAATTCAAATTACAAACCCGGTTTCGTATGGTCTTTCAACAGAAGGTGATTGTATATACTGTCAACCAGATACTGTGCCAACACCTACACCAACACGAACTCCAACAATGACACCTACCCAAACAATGACAATGACACCAACACAAACGCCAACACAAACACACACACCAACACCAACTAATACTCCAACATCAACATTACCAATTGTTTGTTTAGATAGTGGTATGTCAGGGTATTCATTTTCAAATACTGTGTGTCTTAGTTAATAGTAATAAAATAAAATAAAATAAAATAATATGTCATTTTCAGCATCGACTTGTTTATCATATACAGGAACAACAACTTTAACGGAACCAATATCAATTTACACTTTTAGTGATGTGTTTATTACCGCAGTTACATTAAACCAAATAACAAATTGTCCGTTAGTTTTAACAGGAATACCTGATGGGACATCAACAATAAAGTTAAAATCAGCAAACTTTTATTGTTGTGATGTTCCTCTTACTTGTAATGACTTATGTACGACGTGTGATTTATCTTTTGATTCGTATTCAACAAGTTTAATTAGTAGAATAGTTGCAGGAAATTTAACAGGGTCTTGTCAACCAAGTATTGCTCAATATAGAATAAATTGGTTTAAAAGTCCTGATTTTACAACACCTGTATTTACATCAGGATATGGAACAGAATTTATCCCATACAATTATACACATCCATTAACCGGTGCAACCTCACCAATGACAATCGCGGGGACTTATACACCAATTATCGATAAAATAAAATTAAACGGGTTAAATTACTCACAAACAGGTGGAACAGGATTTATTCAAGCAAACTTAGAATGTTTTAACTCCACAACCGTTGTGGTTCAAGCGTATAGATGTGATAATGGTACCGAATCCGGGGATTATACACATAGAGTTCAGTTTTCAGGAGCATCTGCGGGAGTACAACCATTAATAATGTCATCAACTTTTGAAATTTCTGCCGCAACCACAAATTATTTTGCATGGAAATTTGCAGGTTTTACAGTTCCTGACACTCTTACATTAACATATTATGGGTCACACTATAGTTATAACCCAATTATTTTAGAAAAGTGGGTTGTAGGTATTAATACAGAAACCAATATTGACTTATTAACTCTCCCAAAATCAGGTAAAACACCTACTTATTTTTCAAAAGTAACGTCATTAACCTCATTAACTCGAAATACAGGTGATTATATAAAATTAGAAGTAACCCCAAATCCAAATAACAATCAAACAAATTGGGATTTTTATTTTACGTGTAAAAATACTTTTAACTGTAACATATGTGCATACGATTATTTAAACACCCCATATAAAATAAAAGCATCATCTATCACAGGAACCACAGGTTCTTGTTCATCAATCAGTATTTCTTTTAACGTATCTGGATGTACAACAAATTCAATAGAAACTAATGATATTACACGATATCAAGCATCAGGTTTATATAGTGTTAATAATACACAATATTATAATATATCAACAGACAATACCACACAACTACTACAAAATACTACGAGTCCATTGAAGTGGGTCTCAAATAGTTGTGGGGGAGGGTATCAAAAATACATAGAGCCACCTACTTGTTTATCACCCGCAAATACAAATACAATATCATTTCAAAAATCTAACACTGGTCCATTTGGTCAAGGGTTTGTTCAAATGAGTTTTAATAATTTAAGTGATTTTTCCGCATACTATTCATCATTTCTAAGTATTTTACCATATTCAGGAACACCATCAACACCTTCCCTTACAACTTATTATAGATGGTATGAATTATCAATACCGGAAAGAAGTGGTAGTCAAGTATGTGGGGATGGAACTAATATATTAAGATATCAATTTCATTATTCTAGTGTATTAACAACCGGTTTTACCTCAGGAAACTATACTATAACGATAACAATGCCAACAATAACAAATGGTATGCCACCATATAATATTTGTGATGATAATTGTCAATCATATCACAATGGTGCAATCAATGATATTAATAATAGTTCGACCGGAACAACAAATGTTACAGCATTTACTTCAAATACCGGTTCTAGATACTTAGACCCTTTTGGGCGTGTATTCGTCTATTACCAAAACGCACCCGTAGTTGCTTCAGCATCAACCGCTTATGGATATTTTATGTATAGTGATTGGTTAAACACAACAATGCCGTTTTCAGGTAATACATTACCTTATACACCAATCCCCACATTATCAGCATCAACGTGTAATAATTATACATCAGCAGGGACAAATGTTAGTTGGGGTGCCAGACAAATGTTCATGTATTATTATGACATAAAATTAACAGACCCTCTTAATGTCGAATCATATCAAATTTTGGCAAGACCAATTATTAATGGAGTGTATAGTTTGACATACGATACAGTTGCAACGGTAATTAATGGTGTTCTCCAATTACCTACAAACCCATTATACACATATTAATTTATGACATCAATAATCCTAAATAGTATCACAGGGTTAACTTACCCATACGATGTTTACGTATGTGATGTCTATGGGAATAATTGTGGATATATTGTTCAAATTAACACACCTGTACCAGCATCTGTAGAAATTGTATTACCAATTCCATTTGATATGGCACCCGCTGTCGGTATTAAAATTATAACCTCGGATGGGTGTGAACGATTTAATATTATTAATTGTAACTCTTTATACCCAACGCCAACCCCAACAATGACTCAAACCCCAACAAACACTCTTACTCCAACACCGACACCAACTATAACTCCAACAAACACTCTTACTCCAACACCGACACCAACTATAACTCCAACCCACACACAAACCCCAACAAACACTCTTACTCCAACACCGACACCAACTATAACTCCAACCCACACACAAACCCCAACAAACACTCTTACTCCAACACCGACACCAACTATAACTCCAACCCACACACAAACCCCAACAA